GTAGTCCTACTCACTAGACCATTTTGTTGATGTCACCAATATGGTCTGATCGCCCGCGTCAAGCGTATAGTGGTGGGGCAGCGAGTTTGCACCTCCTGCCCCTGGCCACGATCCCCTGGAGACCATGACCGATCAAGATTACACGACACCATCCGACGCAGAACTAAAGACATTTGCCTGCGAATGGTGGAACAAGGTTGGTTTTGTTAAAGATAAAGCTACATGCACCTGGGTGATTGACGAAATCGACCCAGAACACTTTGTTGACTTCTCTCGTGATCTTCTTGCCCGTTGGGGCTCGTAGTCATCATGAATGCAGAAAACAAACGGTTCATCAAACAGTTCGTAATAAATCGCCTTTGGAGCGACACCGACAAACTTCGCGTTGATCTCAGCAACTACGCGATCACCCGTGGCATCAACGATCTTGAAGCCATAGAAGAGTACGAGTATCAAGTAGAACGCATCCAAAAGATGCTTGCCTGTTACTAGGTAGTCATTACCACTAATCACCTATGACACAAGAGCATCCGATCACCCCGCCACCTGAGCTGGTGCAGCAATGGTGGGATGGCACTCACGGTGCCTTATACGAGTTTGAGGCAGTTACTACCCAAGCTGCCCGCTGGGGCAGCGACCAAGAGTTGGAGGCGTGCTGTGAGTGGTTTCAAGAGTTTTACAAAACTGAGACGTGGGTCGATCTTGACTTGAGAACCTTTCGTGCCGCTCGCCGGCCTAAACCTCAGAGCTTGAAGGAGCAGGCGCTTGCTGCCTTAAACGAGATCGAAGATAGGCACGCCGGACCGACAATTCAAGAAGAACTGATTCGTCGCGCTCTTGAACAACTCCCCGACAACGAGTAGTCGCTTCCACTTCTATGTCTGAACTTTCACCTGCCGCACAAACCGTACTGGATGCGTACTACTGCGAAAAACCGTTGGTTGGATCCAAGCGAGTTGCCGCCGCCCTGCGAGCTGCTGCAGAGCAGATTGAAAACCTGTACTGCGATGGCGATGTGGAAGACAGTCCTGGCATCGTGTTCGCCTTGCGTCAATTAATGCTTATTGCCAACGAGCTTGAAGCCCAGTAGTCACCTTCTCTAGTCACCTTCTAATTTGACTCAAATTTGAAGTTGGCCGGTCCACGTCGATACTGTTCTTGCGCAGGATGGGCCTGGCGGGTGCATTTTTTGCCAGCCAGACTTATTCTTGAGCAAAGCAGAAAACCTGCGTTACTGTCGGCATTGAACAGACATCAGGATTCTCAATAAACGCCATTTATTGAAAAACCAACTAGCCGGGCCATCCGTCCGGCTTTTTAATATGCTATTATGCTTAGGCTTATCTTCAGCATTATGTCCATTACTCTTGTCGAAGCCTGGCAGCAATTCGTTGACGAGCGTTCCATCGCACTCTGCCCCACCAGCCTTACCTCTGATTACCAGCAAACGACCAAATGGCTCAAGCGCTGTCCAATACAAGATTTTCAGCAAGGCCGTCAGATCCTGACTTGGGTCCTGCAGCAGCATCCAGTCCTATCGGCTCGCCGGGTTGCAATGTACGTACGCAGTCTGTACAGATGGTCCGTGCAGGAGGACATTGCGATCCTGCCCCGCAATCCAGTCGCCAGCTTCCGCATGCCGAAAAAGCCACAGCGGGATGAAGACGTAATCGTAATTCCACGCGAAGAAGTTGGAATTCTGCTTGCAGCGCTCGAAGCCAAGCTCAGCCATCGCGACGTAAATTGGGCTTTATATGCAGAATTTATGCTTCAAACTGCAATGCGCACAGGCGAGGTGCGTGCAATGAGATGGGACGACATCAAAGATAATCGCGTGCTTGTTCACTCGAATTACACGCTGACCCACGGATTGAAAAACAGTACGAAAACCAACAAGCGCCGCTCCGTGCCACTTAATAAGAAGTGCATCGAAATTCTTGATCAAGCGCCACAGTTTGATGAATACGTTTTTCCTTGGGACCGACTTGCGTTCCAAAGTTTCTTTAGGTGTCGCGCTGTTCAGCTTCACACCGCTGGCCTGACTTCTCATATTTACCGTCCATATGATGCGCGCCACACTGCCATCAGTCGCTGGCTAGAGGCGGGCATCCCGATCACTCAGATCGCAGCTTGGGCGGGCAACACCGCAAACATCATCTTCAAGCACTACGCCGGCACAACCAAGGAGTACGAGATGCCGGTGCTTTGAATCGGTAATCCGCCGTGTCTTTCGGTGGCGATACTGCTAAATTTGCTTTATCGCCACTTTTTCTTATGGCAACCACTTTTGAATGGCACGTCGCCAATATGGAGCACTACACCGCTGACGGTGTGGTATTTACGGTGCATTATACGATTAGCGCCAACGATGACACCTACAGCAGCTCGGCGTACGGATCTGTCGGCCTTGAAAAACCCGAACCCGGCAGCATGATCCCTTACGCCGATCTGACCGAAGAGCTGGTGATTGGCTGGGTTAAGGAGCATTTTGGCGCTGAGAAAGTCAGCGAGATCGAGGCTGCCCTTCAGGAGCAGCTCAACCAGCAGCACGCTCCCACCACTGCACCTGGTGTTCCATGGGCTTGATCATCGTCGCTGCTGCATCACTGCTAGCTATCGCCATTCTTGGAATGATGGTTTGGCAGTGGTGTCACACCTGTGACTGGCAGGATCGGCTTTGGTGATGACTGTATTTGCATTTGCGCTGGCATGGGCAGCCGGAATACTGATGGCCTACTCCCTAGTGGCAATCAACCCCCGCGATGACGACTGATGGCTGTACGCGCTAAAACCGGCACCGCAAGCCTTGACCGTCCAGTTCGCAAACCGAAGCTGACGCATCAGGGCAATGGCAAGCGCTCCAAACCACGCGGAAGCCGCAAACTTCTGCGTGGGCAGGGTCGCTAACCTAGAGCAAGGAGGTACGTCATGGCAGTTTCACCCGGCACGTACAACATCAGCCTGCAACGCCGGGCGGATTACAACGTCACGCTGCAGTTTAAAGACAGCACTGGAACTGCCATTGACCTCACAGGTTGGACTGTAGCCGCACAAGCTTGGAATCAATCTCGCGTAAAAAAATACGCTGATTTAAGCGTGGCATATACAAATCGCTCAACCGGTACTGTTTCGATCTCCTTGACGGACGAACAAACCGCCACGCTTCCTAATGAAGCATGGTATGACGTGTTGCTGACTGATACTGCTGGAATCAAGGAATATTACTTGGAAGGAATAATTTTTGTATCAGAGGGATACACGGCATGACGACAGTCAATGTGACGACAACTCAAAATACTGTTGTCGTCTCCGATGACGGCAAAACCGTCACGATCTTGCGTGGCGATGTAAGCAGCGACGCTTTTGCCGCACTAGAAGCACGAGTAACCGACGTTGAAAATTCATTTGACGGCGGAACCTACTAAGCCCAAGGTCGCTAACCTATTGAAGTAGCCCGTTGCTGCCATGATTGAAGTCATTGCCGCAGTGGCCGGCGCGTCGATCTCTGTTGCTGCCATGGGCGCAATGGGGTTTTCACGCAAGTCCGACGAGGCTCGTGATGCGGTTATTCGCCTCACGAGTGCCGTCGAACACATCGCAACACAATTAGAAGTATTGCATTCAGACATTAAAGAAGATCGCAAAGAATTTTTCTCGCGTCTTAATACCGTTGAACAAAGGGTCTCTAAGCTGGAAGTACGCCCACCGTCCTGCTGACCCATGGACTTCCTGTCCCATCCAGCATTCTGGATCATTATCGCGGCAGCTTCTGAGCTGATCGCACTGTCGCCTCTTAAAGACAACAGCATTATCCAACTTGTCTTTCACGCTCTGCGCGCGCTCAAAGGAAAAAAGCTCTGATCAGCTTTGGCAAGCCAGGCTGGCAGCGTCGACTGGAACAGGCCATCAGGCAATGGTGGTTTGAGCTGACACTGCCGGCCAAACTTGATCAAGCTGAGGCAGAGTGGCATGCAACGCAACCACCTGCGATCGAGCCGCCTGTCATCATCGAGCACCCGGTTGACCCTGAACTGCAAACCGGCAACAGCCGCCTCCTCGGTGGCGCAATGAGTATTCACGCCCCTTGGACTGATGACGCAAAACAAAATCCGCCTGCTTGATCTTTTTAAATACTATCGGCAGCTCCCACATCAGTCTGCGGCGTTGTCTGAATTAGAAGAAGCAATTAACGAGGCCAACCCGCACATCCTTGGTCGCGAGCAGGGTTGGTTCAAGACTTGGAGTCAAGGCGGCAAGCAGGGTGATTATGCCCCAGCGCTAAAAATCATTAAAGAATTTGAAGGCTGTCACCTCACTGCTTACCCAGACCCTCTCAGTGGCGGTGATCCCTGGACAATCGGTTATGGCACCACTCGCTACCCAGGCGGCAGACGTGTCAGCCGTGGCGACAAGATCACCGTGATCGAGGCGGATATGTTTGTCCGCACCGAAATCGATCAAATCGCTAAAAAGCTCGGCGAAACAGTGCCGCACTGGTCGGCGATGACGGATGGGCAGCAATCTGCGCTTATTTCGTTTTCTTACAACCTAGGGGCTGGCTTCTATGGCACTACCGGCTTCGAGACCATCAGCAAACGATTGCGTGAACGCGACTGGAACGCAGTGCCAGCAGCGCTTGAGTTGTATCGCAATCCGGGTACAAATGTGGAATCTGGTCTTCTTCGGCGTCGTCGCGCGGAAGGAGAACTCTGGCGCTCTAGCTTGCCGAAGCAGCCTGAGGTTCAGCAAGATCCTGCCAAGCTGACACCAAACAGCCCGTTTAGCGCTCGACTGACGCCACACATCACGTTGGGTGAATTTGCACTTGGACAGGAAGCGCGCAGGTTCGATCATCAATACCAGGTCGACACTGCGGCTGAACTGGCAGCATTTCTTGAGCGGGCGCGGATGGCTTTCGGGAATAAGCCAGTGATTGTTACGAGCGGATTTCGCCCTTTGGCTGTAAATCGTTCAGTTGGCGGCGCAAGCGGTAGCGAGCACCTGTTCAATGCTCCTGGAGTCGGCGCGGTTGATTGGTACATCGAAGGCGTCGACATTTACAAGCTTCAGGACTGGTGCGTGCGCGAATGGCCCTATAGCACCGGCCTTGGCGCGCCTAAAGGATTTATTCACACGGGAATTCGTGCAGAACGTCCTAGGCTGACCTGGCCATACTGATCACTGAATGATTCTTCACGACCGCGAAATCCAGCGTCTCATTCAACAGGAGCGGATGATCGAGTCGTTCGAGCCTGAGCTGCTGAACCCCGCATCGCTTGACCTCAGGCTTGGCGACAACATCATGGTGGAGGTGGAGCACACGCCAGAGCTGCAGCTTCAGTCAATTGCACATTGCAGCGCTGACAATCCCTACTGGCTTGCACCGGGTGAGTTTGTATTAGCGGAGACACGCGAAACATTCAACATGCCTAATGATGTGTGCGGAATGTTTTGCCTTAAATCTAGTCGTGCGCGTGAAGGTTACGAACACTCTCACGCAGGATTTGCAGATCCCGAATGGTGCGGAAGTAAGCTGACTTTAGAGCTAGTCAATGCTCGCCGTCTTCATTCGCTTCCGCTATATCCTGGGCTGAAGATTGGTCAGATGGTTTTTGTCATAACTGCTGGGATCCCCCATATCAGCTACGCAGAAGCTGGACATTACAATAATCAGCCTCGTGTAATGCCAAGCTGGGAGCGCTCGGTGTAGCTACCCTGTAGGCGAGCCCGACTCGCCCTTATGGAGCACCAGATCGATGGCGTCGAACTGGTTAGCAAAAAAGTTACAAGACAGCGATTCAGGGCATCAATCTTTGACGCATGGCATGACTGCTGTGCATATTGTGGTCGTCACGCCACTACAATTGATCACGTAAAGCCAAAAGCGAGAGGCGGGCTCACGGTTCCCGAGAACTGCGTGCCCGCCTGTCTTTCTTGTAACGCTTCAAAAGGTCACACTTCGTTGTGGACGTGGTGGACTATGCAACATCACTGGAACTGGCATCGCGCACAACAGGTTTACGAATGGATCACTGGGGCCTGTTACCCTTCAAATGTTCAATATAGATTTGCACCTGCCATAGATCATTGGCATACCGGCAGATAGCACCACCGGGGCTGCAGGCGGCATAACGCACCTCGCCAATGCCCGGCTCTTCGCCAATCTCAATAAAATAACCGTCGCCGCAGTCAATTGCCCCTGTAGGCACTGCAGTCTCTTGCGAATCGGCCACCGGATGCTCTCCCTTCTGGAAAACCTAAATTACATCTTGCCGCAACTGCCTTCCAGTGGATGCATTGCTGGCAATATGGATGACTGTCGTCGATCGCGCGAGCATCGGCATAAAGCTGCTCTGCCTCTGGTACCGCTAGTTCCAGGTTGATGGCTCCAAGCGGCAGATCGAGCTTGCCTTTCTTGGTTTTAATGCGCACCCGCCAGCCGGGTGGCGCCTCGTAAAGCACCATCCGACCGGCGTGGTAACGCAAACTTGCCATTTCTACACGGGTATTTCCCGGAGTTTACAGATCAAGTCATCAATTGTCCCATCATTCACGATATGACGACTGAAACCGTCAAAATCGTCAAGACTGCCTTCGCTGACGTGACCGTGTTCATGCGGCACACCAGGTCGCTCGATGCGCCACATTTCACCACCCAGCAGCTTGATCATCGCTGCTTCATTCGGGAAGCGCACGTCGTCCGCAACCACGGCCGAGTACTGCTGAGCGCGCCCTTTCCAGCAGCGCACCCAGATATCAGGATGAATACAGGCTCGTCCCCACTCTGTGCCCAAAGTTTGCAGCATATGCCGCACGCTCACGCCAGCGTCACCGACGACAACCTGCTTAGCCTGATAGACCAGATAATTTGCGCCACGTCTGTCATAGCCAAGTGATTCCAGCATCGGAATCAGCATCAGCTTGAGCGTTTCAGCAAACGGCACAATGACGTAACCCCGCTGCTCCAGCTCACTAGCAACAGTTGATTTGCCCGACTGCGGTGCCGGGCTATAAAGACCAATAATTTTTTGCATTAAAGAGTACCAGTTGAAATGTGACCGGCGCGCATGATTTCGGCAGTGTCATTTTTGAACTGCTCCCACAGGCCGGTGTACGTGCCACGCAAGCCAATCTCGGCATTGTCGCGGTCGTAAAGCTCATAAAGATAATCAAGGAAATCAGACTTGCCGGTCTCGATTTGCCATGGCTTCAGCTCTTCGCAAAGCATCTCGGCAGTCAAGGGACGGATAATCCCAGTAAACAATTCTTCCATTGAAAAACCAAGGTTTGAAATAGGTTTCGACACCCCAGGTCACAGGGTGAACGCCAAAGGACCCCACCCCTGCACTTGGCAGGTACATGTAGGTCTAACGCTGGGCGTCAGGTGCATGGTAAAGCCGCTCGAACTGCATCGAAGGCGGCTCTTCAAAGTCTTCATCTTCCGGCTCGAGATTAGCAACGCAAAGATCAGACTCATCGCGAACGATCCAGCTCACAAGCGAACTGTGCTCTTTAACCATGATCATGCCAATGCGAGGTGAGCGGCTGATCCAACGGATAAGGGCCGCTTCAAGGGGATTTAAGAAGGGATGGCTTCGCATAATTCGTTTTGAAGTAAAAGCACAGAGCAGTCACGAGCATATTCTGACCCGCCTTCTGGCAGGCCGAGACCGCAGCGACCGATCCAGTGCAAGCATGCCGCACATGGACCACCATTATGCGCGGGCTTATATTTCTGTAACCGATTCTTCAGTTTCGCTTCGGCTTTGCCAGCAGCAGTTTCCTTGTAACAAGCTGGGCACTGCAGCAAGCTGGTTGTCATACGGCTGCAGGTTATGCAGGGTCGAGCATTCTTAGAGACTGCCATCGGGAAAAGCGACGCGACGGTATGAGGGCAGGCGAATAATTCTGGGTTCGCCTCTTTTGTGCTGTGCAGCGCCTTGCGGCAGCTCAACCTCAACGGTGAATGTCTTGTAGCCGCATTTCAAGCATTTGCGATGTCTTGTAATGGACTCTGCGGTATCTCTACAGGTATGCGTTACGCGCATTTCGTAGTGATCGCAGTTAGGGCATCTCATTGAATGCTGCCTCCGCGATGACGGGAAATTGTTCGGTGAAGATATCGCGGCAGGCAATGGCGATCTCTTGGTGCTCTAGCTGGGTGCCGTGAGCAGAACGCAGTTGGATGTAATGCAACCACGAACGCAAAGAGCCGCACATATAAAGCGTGGTCGGCGTGCATAGCGGCAGAATCCTGCGTGCGGTCTCCTTGGCGATGCCTTCCTCGAGCATCTGCTCATACAGGGTGAATGAACGCGCAATTACGTCGCTTGTGCGCTCTGCCCAGTAGTTCTGCATATACGGTTCCAGCTCATCGATGCTGTTCTGCCGATTTTTGTGGTCCTGTAATCGTTGATGCGGTGCGTCGGCGATGTCGGTCTTGGCGTAGCGGGTGCTGAACTCTTGAAAGGCAAACGAAGAATGCCGCAAAATCTGCGCCGCAATGTCTCGCTCAGTCTCAATTTGAACGCACATTGTCGCCATCTGAAACGGACTCCAGTGGGAGTGTTTGATCAGGTAACGCAGCAGTCGAGGTGCTGTTCCATCGTTTTCCTGGTTGGCTGGATTGGACACTCGCGCCATCCGCACAATCAACTTTTCCGCATCCGGCGTGCAATGCACCAAGCTGACGCGACTCATTTCACCACCTCCACCTGAGCCATCGGCCAGCGTGCAGCGGCATATTGCCTTGCCTTCGTCGCTGATTCTGCTGGAATGCTGAATTTCATGGGCCTTGCTCCTGGTTGCTTTACGATTAAATTAAACATTTTTGTTCTGACACCTGCTGGCGCTCTGCTGATCCCTTCCCCGTGCTGTGTTTTGCCAGCGTCTTCCTCGACCCAGTGCATGATGAAAAATGGAATGGATTAAAAACAACATTTCGCCCGAGCAGGAGCTGCAGCATGAACTTGCTGCTCGTTCGATGACGGAGCGTGAGGCTAGCCTTTACCGCTCCTGCGTGATGTACCAAAACATGCTTCAGCAAGCAGTTTGGGAAATTATGCGCCTTGAGCTGGCACTTGAAGATCTGCAAGCGCAAGATCCCTCGCTTCTGCCTTGATCTCGTCAAAAACAGTTTGACCAAGCTCCTCAAGCAAAAGCTCGTCCAGTCTTTGCTGATAGATCGTCACGAAGCTGGTCGGCTGCTGAGGCGTCGTCGAACTTTCCATCGCTTGCTTTACCTGCGTAGCAAACGCAACGCAAATGCGACGTTTTTTCTTGACGCGATGAATCCAATCTTTATCGGCAGGAATGCCTGATGCTTGCGCTGTAATTTGCGCTTCATTAACCTTGTCGTCCATTGCTTGGACGGCGATCACAAGTTCAGCGTGCAGCTTGCGGGCATCAGTAGCCGTCAGCTCGTGAATTTGATGCAGCGAAACTTGACGCTCTAGAGATTTGCTGTTGAAGGTAAATTCCATAATTTCGCGAAGTAAGGGGCGACCGAAGCCGCCCCAGGTTGATCAGAAGGGCAGTTCGTCTTCGAAGGTTGAGACCACGCCGTTAAACGCAGTTGCAACCTGCTGAGCAGCTTGTTGCACCACTGGTGGCGGAGCTGCCACTACGGGTGCGGGTGCGGGCGCCGGAGCGACTTGCTGTACACGTGAATCAGGCTTGAAGCTCAAGCTCAGATAGGGCTTTCCAGCATTCGACTGCTTCTTCCAGCCTGAGATCCGCACCGGGATTTCCTGCCGTTCACCAATCGGCTGCCCGTTCATCAAGTACTGAGCAAGCGCATACGCCTGATCAGCCGGGATATTCATGATCCCGTCATACTGCGGATAATTCTTGGATGCATCGTAACGATCACCAAGACGCTGTTGAAGTTGCTCTGCGGTCTGTTGAAACAGCGCGCCACTAGCGGTAAAAGTCAAGAGACTGTCTCCTGGATTTTGGGCTTCCGACCACGCTTTGGACGCAATGCATCCTCAGGGGTTTTGGCAATGCACATCACGTAACAGCCGTCGCCATCCGTGTTCTTGCGCATTGAATATCGCAGCTCACCGTCTTTCGACATCTGGCTGACGACCTGGGCGACCGTGGTCGGCTTGAACCCATCGCCCGTTTCCGAATTATAGAACGAAACGGAGATCGCGTCACCTGCCTGCATGGCGAGAATTTCGTCCCGCAGCGGGGTGGTCTTACTGCGACGCGCAATGCGACTGCGCGCCTCTTCGATCGATACCTTTTCGAACTCCGACATAACGCAAAATAAAACGAACTCGATAAACAGACTACACTCTGGCTTCGATTGCAGCAACCAATTGCGCTGCCTCCTCGGCTGTCAGTTCGCCCTGTGCGGTGAGCTGATCAACCCTGGCACGCATCGCTGGCATTTGATCTGGCGTGGCTTGATGGATTGCATTCCACGCCGTCACGTAATACCCAGTTGGCTGCAGCGTTTGCACAAGCTTGCGGCGTTTCGGTGGCTGCCACTCACACACCACCTGCTCACGAATATCGGGACTGCCGAACACACGAATGCACGGTTCATTACGCCTTTTCGGAAACGGCATGATGTCCGTCGTTGCATACAACGTCAAACGCTTGCCAATCCATGCTTGAACATCGCTGCCAAACATCGCACGGACAGCAACGGCATTCACCTTGGGAAGAACTAGCTGTAATGCGGTTTCTTCGAATCCCATCACAACCTTGTCCTCGAGGCCGCGTTCACCCTCGATCTGCTCCTTTGCGACAGATTTAATCGTGTAATTTGCTTTTCCGTTTGGGATCAGGCCAGCTTTCAAGAAGCGGCCTGGATACAGCTCATCAAAATTCACTCGAGGCCCTCCAGTTCAAGGTCATCAGCATCGGTTGCATTCGCAGGATCATCCGCATGTGCCCAGCGCGGTACATCCATCTCAACAGTGCCCCATGACGGCCACTGATCAGCTTCCATGCAGCGCTTGACTGCAACGATCGCTTCCTCGCGGCGGCGATGGCCCTCCTCAATCAGATCGGGGCTGAGTACGTTGACGCTGATGTTATGCGGCCACTGCCACTCATACGCAACAAGGATGTGAGTGTGCGGGGGCTCGCCGTAACGATCAGCCCAGCCTGCGCTGTAATGCGCCATCTGCAAGTCATACGCCAGCGAATACGACTGCGCCGCAAACATCCGAGGACTGGCGGACCGTGCCTTTTTGAGGTCCACAAGGATGCCGCGATCAGGATGCTCTACATCAGGCTTGTACCGGCAGTCGACCTCCATCAGGCTGTCATGCCAGAAGTGAGGCTCCTGCCCTTGACCATCCCTGAGCAGTGAAGCTGCATCTGGATCACGCATCAGCGCCTCCACAACGCGCAGTGCATTGTCCTCCCAGTCGCGGGTGATCACCTCACGACCGGCGGCTTCGGCCTGGAACTCAGACCAGATCGCTTTTCCCTCCTTGGTGCGGCGATCACACTGAGGTGCAACCAGATACCTTGTCGAGTACTCGGCCGGCTCCGTAATCAGGCAATCGACCAAGCTGCCCTGACGCATTGCATCTGTGGGCAGGAATGGCTTGCGATCTGGATCAACGTGTTTTGCCCAGTAGTCACGCGGTGTGCCACTGATAATTGTCTTGAGCTTCGACGCTGACAGCGCTGGATGTGAGTGGTAATCAGGCACGATGAGATAAGTCGCGAGCGAGTTTTAGGTTTTCAAGTGAGTGGCGAAGCGCGAGAAATGACTCCGCCATGCCGTCTTGCCAATAAATCTTGCCGAGCACCTGATCAAGTTGGTCTCGGATGGGGACCAATGCGTCCCGAAATTCCTCTGGAGTCATAAGTGGATAAAGGTACCTATAAAGGCTACCATAGCCCTAGACGAATTGTCCAGCCCCATGCCTGAAGCCTTTGATCGAGAGCTGATCTTCTTCATGCACCGTGGTGGCATGAAAGCTGCCGCCATCGCGCGCGCACTCGAAATCCCGTACAGCCGGGTCTTGCGGACCCTTCGGCCCCCAATGTCGAATAACACCCGCAATGATGAAACAATTCGTGATCAAGTAACTGGCAAGGATCACGAGCCGGATCAAGGCAACCCGATCTGACTCGCGATCACATGCGCTGGCCCGTTCACCCAGCGCTTTTGCGAGCAGTCTCCACACGGCGAATACCTGTGATCAAGTAAGCGTAGTCTCGCGTTTCCGTAACCCAGGTTTGTGCGTCGCATACGTCGCACTTGCCGATTCGACTGCTGCTGCACCCAACGCTGTAAACGCCATACGTGGTGCCGCATGATTTGCAGCACTGGTAGGCGTTGCGCAGACGCTCCAGCAGATCGTCAGACTGTTTAGGCCAGGCTTCATCAGCGATCTGCCAGAGGTGGTCGACAAATGCTTGAAGCTCTTCTCGGTTTTTGAAGTCTTGCTGGTAATAAGAGTCATCGTCATTGGACAGGAACACCCTGCCGTTCTTGACCCAGGCTGTATGAGTGCAGTTACCACCTTTGGGATCATGTTTTTTTGACGACGCTTGAGGATGGGTCATTTGTCCAACTCCTTGACGAGCTTCTTAAGTGCCTTGAACTCACCCCATGTCAGCTTGAAGAATTGATCACCTAGGTGAGCGTCAAAACCTTCACCGT